TTCAATTAGATTATGTTGCTATCGAATTCAATGATTTTATAAATTTATTATTAGAGTTAGAAGAATTTAGGAATCAAAAAAATTTATAATTTTGTAAGAACGTGGACAAAAACAAAGTATTATCATTATTAGCTGAATACCATAATAAATGGTTAGCTAATGTTAATGCTTTAATAAATGATGAAAACATAGAAGCAGAAGATATTGTTCAGGATATGTACTTAAAGATTCACAGTTCAAAAGATGAAATTATAAATAAAGCCATAGTAGATAGTAAACCACATATTGGATATGTCAATAAAATTTTGTACACTATGTACTTAAAAGCACAAAAAGAAGAAAGCTTAAAAACAGAATTAAAAGATAATCATACAGTAGAAGAAAAACAACCAGAGATAAACAAATTCAATATAGAAAAGAAGATAGATGAAATAGTAAACTCATTCTATTGGTTTGATAGAAAACTATTTAATTTATATAGAAAGGAATTTCATACAATTCGGAGCTTAAGCAAAGCAACCAAAATAAGTCACGTAGTAGTACACAACACAATAAGCAAGTGTAAAAAAAAAATTAAAAGAAAACTAAAAAATGAAATCTAAAGGATTAGGAGATAGCATAGAAAAAATAACTAAAGCAACAGGCATAGATAAAGTAGCTAAATTTATATTAGGCGAAGATTGCGGATGTGAAGCACGTAAAGAAAAACTAAACAAACTATTTCCATATAAAAATGCTAAATGCTTAATAGAAGAAGAATACAACTATCTAAAAGAATTCTTCAGCAAACATAAAAACACCTTAACTAATATAGAACAACAAGAACTATTAAAAATATTCAATAGAGTATTCAACGCCAAAAAAGAATCATCATCCTGTGGAAGTTGTGTAAGGGATTTAATAAACCAAATGAAAACTTTATACAAAACCTATGAAGAAGAAAATGAAAACAAGTGAACACAAAACAAGAAAACAAACTGAAGAAAAACTATTATTATACTTAGAACAGTTAGAACAAATCAACAGCACAAATACAGCAGATAATGAGTAAGGAAGATATTAAACAACACGAATGGACAAAAGGAGAGTCAGGCAATCCAGCTGGTAGACCTAAAGGTAGTAAGAATAGAAGCACAATACTTAGAGAGTTAACTGAACTTAGAGTTAAGCAAATAGATAAAGTAACGGGTGAAGAAGTATGGGTATCAAATGAATATAGAATGGCAATGGCAGTAATTGAAAAAGCAATTGCAAAAGGTGACCACCAAGCATTAAATATGATATATGATAATATCTATGGTAAGTTAAAAGATAGTGTAGATATGAATACTACTGAAACAGTTTCACACGACTTTAAACAATTAGTTAGTGCAATTAAGTTTAAGCAATAAGTACAAAATATTTGAAGAATCAGATTCACGTTATTTTATTGTAACTGGTGGTCGTGGTTCTGGCAAGTCATTTGCTATTAACACATTTTTACTATTACTAACTTATGAAGCTGGGCATACTATTCTATTTACAAGATATACACTAAGGTCTGCATCAATATCAATTATTCCTGAGTTCATAGAGAAAATAGAACTACTAAAAAAAACAGATGACTTTATAATAACTAAAGATGAGGTATTAAACAAAGTTACTAAATCTAAAATACTATTTAGAGGAATCAAAACAAGTTCAGGTGACCAAACTGCTAATCTTAAATCATTACAAGGTATAACAACTTGGGTATTTGATGAAGCTGAAGAAATGACAGATGAAGATATGTTTGATAAAATAGATTTATCAGTACGTCAGAAAGGTTTAGACAATAGAGTAATACTAATACTTAACCCAACAACTAAAGAAAACTTTATATATCAAAGATGGTTTGAAGCAAGAGGTGTACAAGCTGGTAGCAATATAACTAAGGATGATACTACATACATTCATACAACGTATTTAGACAATATAGAAAACTTAAGCACAAGCTATGTAGAGCAAATAGAAAGAATGAAAGAAAGAAGGCCAAGTAGATACAAGCACACAATACTTGGTGCGTGGTTAGATAAAGCAGAGGGTGTAATATTTACTAATTGGAAGATAGGCAAGTTTAAGCAAGTAGGTAAAAACGTATTTGGACAAGATTACGGATTTAGCAACGACCCTACAACCTTAGTACAAACCAATATAGATAAAGAAAATAAACTAATCTATGTTAAGCTATGTGTATATCAAACAAAGCTAACTACAAGCGAGATAGCAACGTTAAATAGTAAATTTGCTAATCGTGATTTAATAGTAGGTGATTCAGCAGAACCAAGATTAATATCTGAGTTAACAAGAAATAACAATATAGTAGCAGCAATAAAAGGTCAAGGGAGTATTACATACGGAATAAGCTTACTGCAAGATTATGATTTAATTATAGATGAAGAAAGTACAGATTTAATTAAAGAACTAAATAACTACTGTTGGTTAGAAAAGAAATCACAAACACCAGTAGATAAATTTAACCACGCTATTGATGCTTTAAGATATGCAGTTAGCTATCAATTACAAAACCCTAATAAGGGTGAATATCATTATTATTAATTACTAATATTAAATTCATATATAACAAAGTCAAAAAAAAAACATTTATATAATATGGCAATCAAACTAAACATACCAGAATCATTAAGTGAAATTACTTTAGGTCAATATCAAAAATGGGCTAAAATAACAGAAGGTAAAGAAATAAATAACTTCTATCAGCAGAAAATGATAGAGATATTTTGTAAAGCTAATTTAAAAGATGCTTTGAAAATGAGGGTTAAAGATATTAATGAAGTAACTATTGAATTAAACGCATTATTTGAAAAAAAGCCAAAGTTTAAAGATAGATGCACTTTTAACGATAATGAGTTTGGTTTTATACCTAAATTGGATGATATGAGTTTTGGTGAATATATTGATTTAGATACTTATTTAGCTGATTGGGAAACAATGGATTTAGCAATGGGTGTTTTATTTAGGCCTGTAACATTTACAAGAAAAGAAAAGTATTTAATTGAAGATTACGAAACTGCAAGTAAATATGATATGAAGAATATGCCATTAGATGTAGTAATGGGTGCGCTTGTTTTTTTTTGGAATTTAAAAACCGAATTATTGAAACATATAGTGAATTATTTACAGAACCAGAAAGAAGTGGAGTTGCCTCAACATCTGATAGCTTCTCTCAAAAATGGGGTTGGTTTCAATCCATTTACGGACTCAGTAATGGAAACATTAGAAACTTTTCAGAAGTAACTAAATTAAAAATGCACCAATGTTTATATATGTTGTCATTTGAAAAAGATAAAATGCAGTTAGAAGAAAGAATGTTAAAAAGAAATGCAAAGAGCTGAAATCATAGAAGAATTAATAACTCGTAAATTATTTATGGAAGATGAATACATAGTTCTTGCTGATGGCTTTGAAGATGCAATGTTAGGCGTAACTGCTACTAAACCAACAAGAGCAATATATGACTTTTGGAAATGTTTAGATATATCTATACAAGATGAAGGTTTAAGCTTTGATGAAGCATTAGATTGGTTAGAAGAATTTATAAAAGAAGATTTAGGCGAACACGCCCCAATATATTTAAAAAAGATATGAATAGTTTTTACAGAGTAATAGATAGTATTAAAGATGCAGTAAGTGCAGAACCATTTAATCATCAAGTAACATTTGGCGATATAGCTGATATTGATTTACAGAAGCAGAGTTTATTTCCGTTATGTCATATAATGATTAATAGCGCAACAATTACTAATAACATAGTTCAACAAAATATAACAATCTTTGTAATGGACTTAGTAGACGTTAGCAACTCAGAAGATGCAAGTTTGTTTTTAGGTAATGACAACAGGCAAGATATACTAAATACTCAATTAGCTTTAGGCACTCGCATAATGAGGGTATTACAAAAAGCAGATGCATATAGAGATGAATTTGAAATTGAAGGTGATGCAAACTGTGAACCGTTTACAGAAAGATTTGAAAATATGTTAGCTGGATGGGCTATCACATTTACAATAAATACTAATACAGATATGACTTATTGCTAATGGGAAAATTTGAAGATGCATTACAAGTATATGCTAAATATGTAATACAGCAGTCAAGAACTAATCTTACTAAAAAAGGAGATTCAGCTTCAGGTGCATTATATAAAAGTTTAAGCTATAAAATACAAGGAAGTAAGGTATCATTCTTAGGCGAAAATTATGGAGTGTTTCAAGATAAAGGAGTTAAAGGCGCAGAATCAACATATGCAGAAAGTAGAAATTCACCTCACAAGTATACAAGTAAAATGCCGCCAAGTTCAGTATTTAACAAATGGATTAAGCAACGAGGTATAAAAGGTAGAGATAAAAAAACAGGAAGATTTATAAAAGATAAATCATTAACATATTTAATAGCAAGAAGCATATACAAAAAAGGTATAAGAGCAACATTATTCTTTACAAAACCTTTTGAAGCTGGATTAGTTAAGTATGAAGATTTAATAGTAAATGGATATTTAGAAGATAATTTAAAATTTAATGAAGAATGAGTACAAGGATTCAAACACGGTCACCGTATTATATTAGGCCAGCAAATGTAACTGGGTTAACATCAACACAATTAAAGCTATATATCTTTAGTGGAGTGATTGGAGATAAACCAGCTTCACCACAATACACACTAACTAAAGAACCTATCAATAGTGAAACAAGCGTAACGTTTGAAATAAGCGAACTTATACAAGATTACTTTAGCCACGCTTTTACTGGTTCATATTCAGGTGCTGGTTCTACACTTTGGGTAATTGCTGACTTTCAATATACAACATCAAGCGCAGTAACAACTTCATCAAGTACATTTTTAGCATTTGATAGTTATAGTACGTTTAAGAATGGTGCTAATTATCTTTTGAATTTAGATGATTTAGTAACTGCAAGTTATATCCAATATAAAAAAGGTACAGACATTGTATTGCCTATTAATGCTGAATCAGCAACTAATGTAACATTTAAATTAAACGGTTCTAATGTACAAACAACTGCAATAAGTGATAACGGAAATACAAACCAAAAAATACAATACATTTCATATACTGGTACTGCTGATAGGATTGATATTGCTGGAACTGTAGGTGATACTATTATAACACTTGAAGAAGTAGAAGAATGCAAATACACACCAATTAAAATAACGTTCATTAATAAGAATGGTGCATTGCAAGATTTATGGTTCTTTAAA